AATGAAAATGTTGAAACTAAAATGGGGTTTGGTGTTATCATTAGCACTCTGGCCTTCTTACTCGCAATGTGATCCATATTCGTATGGTGTAACTAAGAACGCAGCCTCCAGCTCTCTGAGCTGGGGCATGAGTTCTATTTTACCATCCATACCGGGCGTTGATATAAATGGTATGGTTTACCGATATACCACCAATAAAGAAGCTGATGCAGATATGAAGGTTCATATAGGTAATAAGAATGCCAATGGTGAAGGTTATATGTTTCGCAAAACAGATGATTGGTCTGGCGTTCCCGGTAATACAATTGTGAGAACCTTTTCATTTAGAAATGTACCATCAGTGTTATGGGGCGATGGGTCTATTGAGGTTGAAGGCGAGGGCAGCGTAGAAAACCCTGTTGTTATATATAGTTTCAGAATAGACGAATGTTATGATGAACAATCTAACCCTGCCTGTCCCGGTTATATAAAGCCAGTGCCAAAAATACCTGAAGTTGAAGTCTACGCTACACTAGAAGATGATAATGTTTTGGAGGCGATAGATACAGAATTAGATTATGAGTATGACGAGGAAGGCAACATAATACCTGATGAGGAAGAGGAAGAAAAAGAAACAAGGCTTGAGATGGGTTTAACAGCATCAGCTAATGCTTTGACTATGTTAAGAACCCAAGGTCAGTCTGAAATCATAGCTGCTATGAACCAAAGCACAGATTTAGCTATGTACTATAATTCCTCCATAAATGGTGGTATATATAATGATACAGCTCAATTAGTTGATGGAAACCTGCCTGATAATAAGAAGGGTTTACGAAATAATTTAGCACAACAAGTTCTGCATGAGAAAATGGTAGACATGCAATATAACAAGTGAGGTTAAAATGAAATATTTTACAATGATGCTTACAGTATGTGCATTCCCTGCTTATGCAGGCAGTGTGGATATAGTTGGTAATGTAGCCGCCAAGTGCGTGATACAAACAGATAAATCTGGGGTATATGGAAACCCTACCGCAAGTACACTAAGTACATCCCCATCAGATGGTGGTGTATTGCCAGTGGTTAGGTTTGATGTAGCTATTGCTGATTATTACACAGCAAACATTACACACCCTACATCATTCAGCTCATCACCAGCATTGTCTGATAGTGTAACTTGGACAGGCTCAACAAGCGTGTCAAAAACATCAGACGCAGGCATGAGTGGATATGATAGCGCAAAGGTAGTTTACGATAATACAACTGTATTTGACTTAACTGTTGCAGGCTCTACTTGGTTTTCTACATCTTCAACTGCAACTTATGCAGCCTCCAAGCCTTTTACTGGTGGTACATATACCGCTGTAGTTCAAGCAGAATGCATTGCTAAATAAATTATCCATATTATTCATAGGCTTGGCGTCTATAGTTCATGCACATGAGATGACGCCAGCCTATCCAAAGCTAAAACCATCTCATGTATCTGGCGTGATGAAAGTTCAGCTATCTTTATTTAACCAGCGAGAAGACGTTAAATACTACCAGATCGAGCTGTTTGATTTAGACTTTAACAGTATGCCATTTTCTTCTACATATAGAATTATGAAAGTTGACCATAAAGAGAGAAGAGACTTTGAGGTGTATATTAGAAGATCAGATTTAAATAACCCATTGTACGTTTGCACAATATCTAAGGTTGTTAAGTCACGCGGAACAAGAACGCTTATTTCTTCAAGAATATGCTCAAAAATTAATGGAGAAAACTAAATGAAATATGCAGTCATTTTATCCATAATTGGCGGCGCTGCGTTAGCTGAAAGTAGTAATCTTAGTTTATCTTTGCCAAATCCACCAATGAACTACCAGAGTGACAGGTTTCGCGCTGGTAATCTTGATTGCAGTAACGCAGTTGGTGGTGGAATAAACCTTGAGTATGGCGTCACTGGCGTTTTATCTAGCTTTGACACAATAGACAGGGCAAAAGATATTGGTGTATATGCCCGCATAGTTATACCATTAGATAAACCTAGATCACGCATAAACTGTGATGACCTATACCAAGTAGAACTTACGCAGCGTAGGCTTGAGATACAGATGCTACGTGATGAATTAGCTCAATTGAAAAGCCTGCAAGAAAAAGGCAATGAGATGGACTTTGAAAACTGATGGATACGACTAAGATAGCAAGTGATATAGATGGATTAGCAGACCGCCAGATTAAAGCTGGTGGTATGCGATTAACTGCTGGTTCTATTATGGCCATATTCGCTTTCCTATCTACTATCGTTGGCGGCTTATATGGAGGCTTTGTCTTGTATCAAAAGATAGAAGCTGTAGCAGGGTTAGATATAGAAGCATATCAGCAAAACATGAATGTGATGGATGCAAAGATTACAGGTATATCTGAAAAGGTAGAAGAAAGCGTAGAATACACCAGAGACATAAAGAATGGCTTGAAAGACGATATATTACGCATTGAGCAACAGACAGACCGCATTGAAGATATGGTGCGTGATAATGAGGATAAAGTAAGGTCTATGATAGATGATGCGGAGGTACGCTTTGAAAATCAGCGTGAACGTGTTAGAGTTTCCCAAAGTGGCTCAATGAAAGAGCTAGAAGAAAGATTGATGGATAAATTACAAAGAGCATTGGATAACCCATTAGCAGATTAGGTGAAAATATGGATGAGTTTAAAAAGTTTGACGTGGATGGCAACGGGTCAATAGATCAAGCCGAATGGGATCGCATGGCTCTTGAAGATAGACGCTTACGAATGCAGGATGAAGACGCCCAACGTGATGCAATTAGGTCAATGACATGGTTTGCGCTGTTTGGAATGTTGCTCTATCCATTTGCCGTGATTGGCGCTGTAATTTTTGGATTAGATGAAGCCGCAAAAATATTAGGATCGATGGCAAGCATTTACTTTGTGTCTGTGGCTGGTATCGTATCTGTATTTTTTGGAGCTAACGCATTGGCGAAAGGAAAAGACAAATGATTGGATTAGGATTAATAGGTCAAGTTGCCGATCTTGCTGGCACTATGATTGAAGGCAAAACTGCTGTGAAGAAAGCAGAGGCGCAAACTAAAATGAAAATAGCGACAGGCGAGATCGATTGGGATATTGCCGCCATGAAGGCTACTGAGAATAGCTGGAAGGACGAGTGGATTACATTGCTGTTTAGTATACCCCTCATTCTGGCATTCTGTGGCGATTGGGGTAATCAGATCGTGCAAGATGGGTTTGCTGCTTTAACAAACATGCCAGCTTGGTATCAGTATAGTCTTGGTGGCATTGTGAGTGCATCAATTGGGATGCGTGGTGTAAGTAAATATTTTGGGGGTAAAAAATAATGTCACTGTATGAAAACATTCATAAGAAACGTAAGCGCATTAAAGCTGGAAGCGGCGAGACAATGCGTAAAAAGGGTACAAAAGGCGCACCAACGGCAAGCGCATTTAAGAAAGCAGCTAAGACTGCAAAGAAAAAGAAGAAATAATATGAGTGAAGCAATGAAAAAGCTCCAAGAAAAAATTGGAGTAGGCGCTGATGGGCATTTTGGTAAAAACACCGCAAAGGCCATCGCAAAACACTACGAGCTATCTAATGAGAGAGCTGCGCACCTGATGGGTCAAGCAAGCCACGAAAGCGGTCACTGGCGTCATACAAGGGAAAACTTAAACTATAGTGCAGACAGTATGATGCGTGTGTGGCCTAGCCGCTTCCCTGACTTAGCGTCTTGCGAAGGTTACTCGCGCAATCCATCAGCTTTAGCTAACAAGGTTTACGGCGGGCGCATGGGGAACAACACTGAAAATGATGGTTCAACTTACATTGGGCGCGGATTCTTACAGTTGACCGGGAAGAATAATTACAGGTTATTCAGCTCTGACATGGGATTACCTGAGATAATGACAGACCCTGATTTGGTATCCACAGACTATGCTTTTGATACAGCATTGTGGTTCTTTGAGAAAAACAAGTTGTTTAACATTGCAGATGACGGTGTGAATGACGAGACAATCTTAAAAATTACACGCCGAGTCAATGGCGGAACACATGGCATTGTTGACCGGACAGGCGAGACAAACAAGATTTATGAGTGGCTCAACGCATAATAATAATGTTGGTAGAGCTGGTGAATTTCTAGCTCTATCAAGATTATCTTTTGCTGGCATTTCATGCATCTTGGTTCAACACGAAATTGATGATGCATATTTAAAAACGCCAAGCGGTAAATTGCTGACCCTACAGGTCAAAACAGCCAGCAGAAAATCAGGCAATCTCACACAATATAGATGGAATACGAAGCCTGTCAGAGATAAGAAGTCTGATGTGTATGCTTTGGTGGCATATGATATAAAGAAAATATATTGGGCTAGGGGCGATGATCCAGTAATTAAAAAAACATCAACTCGCTTATATCCAGAAGCATTTGACAATGAAGAACAATTATTAAAGCAAGTTATAAATAGCTTTATAGATTAAATAAACTGCTTGAATGTAACTCGCATAAACAATATTAAAACGTGTGGGCAATGTCGGGCAGATCGTTGCTCACACGAAATCAATGCATTGTACCGCCATCAAGTATACTTTGATCATGTAGTTCAATAATTAATTCTGCCAATGCCTGCATAACTGTCCTTTGATCTGTAATTAACAATCTATCAGAAATATAATCGCACAATAAATCTAATTCCTCATCAGCCTCTAACGTATTTTCACACGTTAAATCTAATGTAAGTCTTATGTTAAATTCTGACACAGCCTTGCCTTATAAAAGTGGGCTGTGCCGAAGAGGGAGGGAGAAAGACACAGCCCTAGTAAAGCGGATTACACTGAGCAATCAAGTGTAGGAGGAGGAGAAAACCCGCTTAATTAATCATAACCTAAATGTACTACTCTTTGCAAGATTCAATCATCTCCGCAGCCAATGCAGCATAACCAGCTGCATCTGTGCTAGAATCAATATGGCCTCCATTACGCAATCTTGCCATTTTAAGTAAAACCATCATATTACAAACATCAGATGCATCAACTTTATGCCCCATGTAACTTGTCCACATTTCTGCTATTGTATTAAAGTTTTGCTTTGGCGTGCCATAATCTTTTTCCCTGTCACCATTAATTAAATTTAAGGCCTGCATTAAAACATCTGATCTAATGTTATTATATTCCTTCATCATTCAATCCCTTGTTTGGCTTTTCCACTATTGTCGGTAAACCACATAAACCCGTCATTCATTGCTATATGACCTGATCCCATAAGTGAAGTAAGAGCCTGCTTATAGCTTGTTTTAGGATTACTTGCACTGCTACATTTTCCTATAAAGTGATCCTTAACAGTTTCCTCAGATATAATGTGGAATACTCTTGGTTCAGGCCACCCAACGCCAGCAGGGTTTGGATTGCCTAATCCTTCTGACCTAAGCTGCTTGAAGACACTGCGTAACAATGTTTGATTTTTACCTTTAATCTGCGGGCGACTTGCTTCTGCAATTTCATCTGGCGATGCTTTTTCTATTACACATGTTGTAACAGCATCCCCATCATCATCGTGTCCTAACTCAATTACTTTTAATTTAAAATTAAATACCGCGCCAGTTTCCATATCTCTTTGTTTGGTGGCTTTTGCAGAACGCAAACCCGTTTCTTCGTTATAGTCTAATTCAATTTCTGTGTCAGTCGCAGCTCGCAGGGAACTATGTCCCCTTGCGCCTGCTGCCTTATCCTTACCAGAGTGATGCACAGTAGCAACATGCGCTCCAGTAAGCTCACGTAACTTGTCACAGTTTCCAATAAACTTTGTCATATCCTCTGGGCTATTCTCATTAGCACCTGACATAGCTCTTGATAATGTATCTATTACAATCATCTTAACAGGGCCATGTATACGTGTAACTTCACGACATATCTTGCCAAGCACATTCATATCAACATCTGCATCAAGCATATTTACTGGTGATGGCCTTACAGCTAATTTAACGTCCTTATGAAAGGAATAATGCTGTCTCATAGCCACAACTCTATTATGGAATGCCATACCCCCTTCTGTGGCTAAATATAATACACTGCCTCCAGAAACTTTATTATTATTCCACGCTTCATTGGCAGAGATATGCCATGCTATATCCAAAACAAAGAAAGATTTACCCACGTTTGATGGGCCATATATTACTGACATCTGGCCTTCACCAAACCAGCCCTTCATAAGATAATTTCTGGATAGCTGTGGTTTAGCATCATATGGAAAGAATACCTGGTTTATTACGCTTTCTATCTTTAATGCTTGTGCTGTAGCTTCTGGCCCACGCTCAAGCCACATATCAGAATAATCCCATCCTTCTATATCTGGTATAATATATTCTATTGCGTGATCTTCTTGCGCTCTTTCACATGCTTTTCTGCCGGCTTCATCATTATCACCTGCCACAACAAACGTGCAATCAGGTTTAGCCTGCAAAAGATTATCAACGACTGCTGGAATATTACCTGCGTTTAATGCAAATACACATGGCTTGCCTGTCGCTTCATATATTGTGGCGGCTGTTGCCCAACCTTCTGCAACATATGCAAAATCAACTATTTGACCACCAATCACACTAAAGTTTCCTGTTACTGGCATTTGATATGAAAACTTTTTACGCCCTTCGGGTGTAATAAGTTGATGGCCTACACGTTTACCTTTCGGATCAATGATAGGTATGCATAAGTTATCACCATCAATGATTGCATTATTTAAATTTAATTTCTTTTTATCAAGGTAAGGGTGTGTAATGCTCGCATCTCTTTCAGGCCATTGAATGTTA